TGTCTGCAATCAAGAACAGCAGTCGGTACAGCTGTTCGATCAGCTGGCGCAGCAGTGCAAACCGCTCGCCGTTTGGTTCCTGGATGAAAAGATTGGCTACGACATTTATCGTTTGCCGGACCCCGACTCAATTGAAGGTCGAAGCCCAGAAGACTGGAAGTGGACGCTCGATTTAACCCCCTGGCATCGTTCCATGAATACGGAGTGGTTGGACTGGATGGAACAGACTGTAGAGGGGTCTTATGTACAACACATTGCCTGACTCAATTGATTTTGAGGCGTACTTAAAAAGGACTGAGACCAAGAACCACAAGATGCGGAAGCCCTCGCATTACATGTCTGAGACCATTGAGCGGATGTTCGGTGATGCGCAGAGCAACCACGCCAAGCTGCCGTTTGGTCAGGCTGATATGCAGTTCAGACCCGGCGAGGTCAGCATCTGGGCTGGCACGAATGGGCACGGAAAATCGATGGTGATCAGTCAGGTCATGTTTGGCTTTATGCAGCAAGCGTACAAGTGCGGAGTCGCATCATTCGAGCTTCAGCCCGAGGCACTCAACAAGCGCATGATTTTGCAAGCTGCCGGTGGCATTCCATCAGTCGAGTATGTGCGCGATTTTTTGTTCTGGGCTGACAACAAAATCTGGTATGCCGATGTGCGCGGCAGCGCCAGCATGAACGACATCCTCGGTATGGTCCGCTATGCCGCCCAGGAAGAGGGTGTCCAGCATTTCTGCATTGACAACTTGATGTGCTGCGTTCCCGGCGAAGAACAGTACGACGCGCAGAAAGAATTTGTGTTTGAGTTGTGCGGCATGGCGCGCGAGCTTGAGATTCACGTTCACGTTGTTCACCACATCCGCAAGCTGATGGATGAGAAGACTGTGCCCAACAAGTTCGACATCAAGGGCAGTGGCTCGATTACTGACCGGGTGGACAACGTCATCATCGTCTACCGGAACAAGACCAAGGAAGCCAACTTGATGAAGGGTGAGTCTGAGTTCACGCCTGAGAAGTGGCAACTCTGGAAGGACGCCTACGATGCCAAGCTGATCATTGCTAAACAGCGTGACGGTGGCGAAGAGACTGAAGTCAGGCTCTGGTATCACAAAGAGTCGATGTCCTACACCGACCACAAGCTGCACGGCAGTAGACCATCTGGCTTCAGCGTTCCGAAAACCCGGTCGGCTGGGTTGGTTGCAAAAGAGACGCCGTTCCTTGTCGAGGAGCAGTTGTGATAACAAACAGCTGTCCGCCTTGCAACAACGACTGCAACCAGGGTCGCAACTGTCCCGCAAGAAGTAGGAAAGCAACTATGAAGTTTACTCAAGCAGATAAAGAATTTTTTGCGGCTGTTCGCCAAGAGAAACCAGAGGTTGATCATCTGTTCAAAGACTTACGCTCATTGATGACCCAGTTTCCAGGCAGCAGTATTACTTATCTGAAGATTGGTGAATTTGAGTGGGGCGAGAAGTCGCCGGAAGGCGTGGTCCCTTGCTTAGCGACAATATCAAACAGCACAAAACAGCAGCAAAAGGTTTCGACTCGGGATGCTCGGCGTCGATTGATAACTCGTTACGCAGGGGACACGCATGGATCAAAATAAGATTGCTTTCAATGGTGAAATGATGCTGCTTCAATGGGCGGAGTCATCCACCCGCGGCAGGACCGTGACGTTTCTGCTCGGCGACGATGGCGAGTCGCATCCTTTTAGAGACTTCACCATTCGCCAGGGCAAGCGGGCGGGGCAGCGGTTCATGGCTGTGCTGGTTCAGATCGGCGACGATGAACAGCCTGTTGAACAGCGCAGGACGCTGTCGCAACAAGCATTTATCCTTTGCCGTAATTCTGATTTCTGGAATTGGGCGCAGTCACGTTCGTTTGACAACATCGACAACGAAGCAGCAGCGCGCAACTACATCTGCAGTACGCTCGGCATTCAGAGTCGAAGTGAAATCGATTCAAACCAGGACGCTGCTGACGGTTTCCAGCGATTGATCCTAGCCCCCTTTAATTCGTACCAGGCTTACATGAACCCGCTGACATGACTTGGCGCAACAGAAAACTTCTCAACCACATTCACGATGCACCCTTTTGCTTTTGCTGCCATTGCCAGGGAGACGGAGACAACATCGTCCCAGCCCACTCGAACCAGCTGCGGGACGGCAAAGGCAAGGCGATCAAAGCAGATGATTATCGAGTCGCTGCTCTCTGTCACAAGTGCCACATGGAACTTGACCAGGGACGCAACTGGAGCAAAGAAGAGCGGCATCGGGTTTGGGAAGAGGCGCACAGAGCAACCATTGGATGGCTAATCGAATCAGGTAGGTTGGTTGTTCGTGACTAATTGCGTGAGTCTTAAACTACCATACCCACCATCGGTCAACGTGTACTGGCGCAAGCGCGGGAACATAACTTATCTCAGCAAGAAAGGGCGACAGTTCAAAACAGCTGTTGCTGAATACGTTAGCGAACACAACGTGCGCAAATTCGGATCGAAAGCTGTCGAGGTCTGCATCATTCTGAACCCTCGCAGTCGATCCGGGTTTATGGACATCGACAACTGTTGCAAAGCTGTTCTTGACAGCTGTCAGGACGCTGGCGTGTTCGATGATGACAACCAGGTCGTCCGGCTAGTGGTGGAGCGCGGCGTTTACACAAAGGGTGGCGCTTGTCTGGTGTTTGTCAATGAAAGGACAAATCATGGCGAGCAATGAGCGAATCGGACGCGCACTGAACAGTAATAATCTGCGACAGGATGAGTTGCACTCTGACGTTGATGTCATCGCGGCTCTTGCTTTTGCGTCTAGGCTTGGTTCTTCGCTTCAATCTTTAAAGTCTGGCGGTCACCTGAACCAACTACCTGACAGCGTTTATCTGCTGTCGCTGGCTTTGATCCGAAGTGGTAGACGTAAGCGAATAGGCATAAGCCGCGACAAGGCAGAGATCGTTTCTCGGCAAGCCTTGCTTGAATGGTTGATTCAAATTTGCCGCAGTTGCAATGGCACTGGGCACAGGCTGAGCGACTATACGGTCAAGCCCATAAGGCATCTGAGAAAAAAGAACAGTGATGATATGTGTCCGCACTGCAATGGGACCGGAAAATTTATGCCGACCTGGGCTTGGCGCAGACAAATGATGAGTTTGGATGGCGAAGAGTCAAAGGCTTGGTGGGAAAAAAGAATTGAGTTCGCAAAAGAAATCGCAGACGACGCTTACCACGGCGCTAAACGCAAAGTGACGGTCCAGTTAACAGATTTGCTCAGCCCATAATAGGGAAAGCCCCCATAGCAACAAATGTGAGACAAGTGTTGCTACAGGGGCTTTAAGGTAGGTACAATGTTGGCAGGGCTTCCCAACTACCAAATTTAAATTAGCCCTGACTGCAAAGGCACAGCCACCCTCTGAAAATAACTCAAGGGTGTTACTACAAGCACTTACTGTTTGACAGAACTAGTGTATGCATAGTGTGCAACTAGAGGGTTGGCAGCATACAGGTCAAACAGCTTCTCAAGCATCCACAACCCTTGCCAGTGGCAGTTGTGGCGATCCACAGTGAGCGCGGTACGCTGTTCAACCAGCCTCTGGTAGTACCGCTTCTGCCTTTCGGCAGACCACGTTGTGGCATTCGGAAGGTCGCGCATGTTGACGACGATGTCAGCCAGCTTTATCAACCTGGAGTGAATATCCAGCTTTGGCAAAGCTTCAAGCATAAGCTCCCTGCGGTTGGGCGCATTCGGGAACGTCACCTTCTTGACCTGAGCCGCGATCTCCGGACAGGTCAGGTCGGCAATCTCGGATAACGTCAACGACGTGTCCTCGACTGTGTCGTGCAGCCAAGCGGCTGCAACTGTTTCAAATCTGCCGCCGCAAGTTGTGACTAACTGCGCGACCGCTCGCGGGTGTTCGATGTACGGCGTTTTGCCGTCGCCTCTCGTCGTCCCAGAGTGTGCCGCGGTGGCTAACTCGATTGCCCGTGGAATGTAGCAATTTTCGTAGATTTCGATTTTTTGGGGACTGGGATTCACACTTGGTGGACGGATCATGCTGTTGCTCCAGGTTGGTTTAAAGCCGGGTCGAGGGAGGGCTGCCGCCCCTTTGTTGAACAGCTGTTCATATCAACCCCCCGCCGCAATGAAAGTTCAGAAACTTTAGAACATCTGTTTTGTTTAATTTAATTTGATATTCTTTAATGTGCGGTGGCCGAATACCATCCTCACCTAATTCTTCCCATTGTTTTGTGAAGTGCGTTAGATATTGTTGTGCTTCCCGTTTATTTGAAAGCCAAACAATTGTTTCGGTTTCTAAATAATGATAATAAGTAACTTTATAAATATTCATTTTCGTTCTCCTTTCACCGTCTGCTGTGGGACGCGCCCGATTGCCCAGGCATAGGCTGCCTAGTACCTCTGACCAAACCGCTTGTTGTAGTTGGTGTAGAACGCGATGATGAAGTCCTCGACCTTGTTGGTGTCGAGGGTTCATGCTGTTGCTCCTTGTTGTGTTGCATCGCGCAATAGCTCCGACGTGGTCGGCTCGTGCATCCCTGTGAACCTGACTGGCGCGGCTCTGAACATCTCGTCATTGATTTGCTGGCACAACTCCAGCCAAAGGCACTCGATACCGCTCAATTGCTCAAGTACTGCCGCAGAAAACCGGCTTTTCACCCCATCTAACGGAACGGCGTGGCGCTCTTTTCGCTCTTGAATTGCCCGGTTGATGACCTGAACAAACCTTTTCCACTGCTCGCTGGTGAACGCGCCATCTCGAGCGACCGCCCCAAGTACCCGCCGGTCGATTATTGAGACTGTTAGGTCGGTCTCAAGCATAAGCATAGACACGGTGTCCCGCAGTTTTTGGCGAGCGAGCGAGTCAAAGCTGCTGTCTTGACTCAGCACGAATGTGCTTTTGATTTCGACTTTCATTTCGCTTCTCCTGTTGATTAAATCAAACCTTGGCTGGATCAGCTTCCAAGCCGAACAGTTCAAAGTACTTCTCGGGGCTGACTTTGGTCACCCTTACACATTCCTCACCGCCAAGCCGCATGCTCCGACAATGGTCGGGGTAGCACATGTCAGCGATTTCCCAGGCGCGCTTGGCGCTGGTGTAGCTGTAGGGTTTGCCGGTGGTTGGGCGAAGGACGACCCAGTCGTCGTCCAGGGTTTTGATGTGGATGATGAATAGTTCCATTTGATGCTCCTTAATGGGGGCTTGCGCCCCCTGGGTTTACATGACACGGCGCGTGTCGCGCTGTTCCAGCTGTTTGATTACTGTTTTCAGCGAAGACTTGTGCATGTCGTCCAGCGTGACCGGGCAACCGACTGCGTAGGCTTGCGAGAATTGCCAAGCGTTGGTGTATATGCCAAAGCCGACGACATCGACGCCGTACAACTTGTAGGCAGCGCTGGTAAGCTGCTGCATAGAGTTGATTTCGCCGAACCCGTCCGTAATGACCACTACTACCTTGCGCTGGTGGGGCATGGCGGACAGCTGTTCGCAGGCTGTTTTGACGCCCTGGTAGTCCGGTGTTCCGTAGTTCGGCAGCCGCTTCATAAGGTCGAAGTGGTGCGGAACATTGGCGCATTTGTCAGCAAAGCGCTTAGCAACTACCAGGGTGCAGTTGCCGCTGTCCATCATGGTGGAATGGTAGACGCCAGCCAAGTCAGTGTTTGTACCGCCACCCATGCCGTACCGTGCGTTTTGGAAGCCGACAACTTCAACGTCAGCACCCGACGCCTCGCAAGCTGTTGCAACAGCCCAGCCAAGATCAACAGCGCTGTTGATGGACGAACCTTTCATCGAGGCAGACAGGTCGATGACAACCGAGACCGCAGTATCGATGCCATCGGCAAACCACCGGCGCTTGAACACTTGCTCGGAGCCAGCCAACATGCGGGGCGCGCGCTTGCCGTCGAAGCGACCGCCCATCGCGCCACCGTCCCAGCCGCAGCGCTCCGGAGCGTTAAGAATCCGGAACAGCTGAGCCTTGAGGGCGGGGAGCGAGGAGCCGTTTAGCTTTTTAAGCTTGTTGCGCACGGTGCGCTCGGTTACATCCTGCAACTGCGACCACTTGCGCATGTCACTGCGCATTGCGGGAGCGATGGCGGGAAGGTTGATGGCACCCTTGGTGCGCTGGGCAATACCCTGGAAGACATCGTCCACGTTTGGCTCGGGGGCAATGACCGCCTCCTCGCTAAAGGTGTCCGACTCAGGGGCGATGAACGGGTCGCCGACCTCGGTGCCGCCGGTTTCATCAGCACCATCGTCGGCGTCACCGGCGCTGTCGAAGAGCGTGTCGCCCGACTCGGGTGCAGCCTCGGCGTTGGCAGAAGCTTCCTCAGACAGTGCGTCAGCCTCAGCCTGGGCAGCAGCTTTGGCAGCAGCGTCGGGGTCGTCATCACCGAAGTTGTCATTGGCATCGTCCTCCGCGAAACGCGAGGGGGGATTCCAATGCCCGCTAGGTCCATCGGTGTCGGTGTCAGCATCAGCATCAGCATCAGCACCAGCACCGAATAAGTCGTCGTCGGCAGCGTCCTGCGGCTCGGCGTCGTCGCCTTGCTGCTGGGGCATTGACTGCGGACCCTGAAGCTTGGTGAACGTATCGGGGAACTGCTGTTTCCAGCTGTCCACAAACTGTTCGGCGATCACCAGGGCACCAGCGCTGCCCTTGCGATCAAGCGGCAGGAGCTTGACTGCGTCGGCTGCTGCTGCATACAGCGCGCGGTGCGGTTCAGGGATGCGCCCCAGAAGCTGCTTAGCAAAACCGTTACCGTCACCCATTGCAGCGCGGCAAACCAGCGCCAGAGCGAAGGGTGCCGAGTTGATGCTGCAAGGGTTGAATTCGCCGTCAGCAATGATTTTGCTGGTGAACTTGCTCATCAACTTTTTGAACATCGAACGGGCACCGCGAGCCTTGCCGCTGGTAATGACCGCATGCTCGATCCGGGCGTCCTCGATGCCGTTCCAGCAGTGGTGAATCAGCGCACCCTTGTGGCGCGTCACGCCAGACTGGGTGTAGGCGACGTGCCCGAGTTCATGCAGCGTATAGGCGCTGATGAAGTCCGCCTCCTGGCGGTTGATCATGGCGTTGTCAGGCAGCGCTGGGTAGTTGATCCGGAAGGAATTGACCCAGTCGGTGTCGGTGTTGTTCACGCTCCACGATGCAAACGCCACGTCACCCTCGAAAGTGGCGACGCCGGTGCCGACCTTGAAGCGAAAGCCAAGGTTTGCCAACTGCTTGTTGGCGTGGGAGAGGGCGGCAGCTTTGACGCGCGCCCCTTGTATGCGGTTTGTCATGCGTTGTCCTTTCAGGCAGCAACTTCCATTTCACTGTCGCTGGTCGTAATTGCCAGCACGGGGTCGAAACTCACTAGTGCAGTGCCCAGTGCAGCGCGCAGCGCGTCGTCGGAGACGTTGGCTTTCCAAAGCTGTTGAAGAACCTCGGCTGACTCGGGAGACGCACGGTTGACCATTGTTTCCTCGAAGGCACCCCGGAAGTCCTGACCATCAGTCAGCGCCTCGGCGAGGTAGAACGCCTCGCGCAGCGTTGGGATATGGTCAAGCTGGGCAGAATCACCGGCTTGGCGGCAGACGGTCAGGAAGGCGACGATTACCTCAGCGAGCGGCAGCTTGACGCCAGCGCGCATCGAGATGACCTTGGCTTCCATTTCAGGCTTGAGGTAGCTGAAGTTCAGCGTTTTAGCGAAGCGGTTGACGAAGGCGACGTTTTGCTCACGCACCCCGACGTACATGCCGGTGAAATCACCGCGACCGTTAGAGTTGTCAGCAGCCATGAACACGACGCCGGGAGCCTTGCGGATCACCTGTCCGGTTTCGGGAATGGTGACCACGCCTTCAGGTTCCAGCGGAGCGTGGAGCGCCGACAAGTACTCAGGACGGGCAAAGCTGACCTCATCGAGCAGGATGATTGCACCCGGGCGCTGCATGCCGCGTAGGATGACGCCTTGCTGGTAGACCGTGCTGCCGTTTTTGACGCGCTCACCGCCAATGAATTCGTAACGCTCAGCACCGGAGTCGAAGCTGACCCGGATAAAGGCGCGACCAAGACCGGCGGCGACGTTTTTGACAAACTCGGTTTTGCCGGTGCCAGCGGGACCAGCCAGCCAGACGTTGCGTCCGCGCTTAATGGCAACGACAGCGGAAAACAGCAGTTCGGCGTCGAACTTGTACATCGGGTCAAGTATCGGGGCGGCGGGGTCGTTCCAGACCTCGACCTCGGTGCCAGCGTATTTGCCGCGGATGCCAAACACCTGACCCAGGGTGGCGGTTTTGACAACAGCAACGTCAGGCTGTTCGACCGGCTGTTCAACAGCAGCGGGGGCAGCAGCGCCCCAGACGCCAGCGATCAGACCGACCTGGGGAAGCGCAGCAGCCACAACCTCACCGGGCAGCGCAGAGACAGCGGCGACCATTTCCTCCTTGGAGGCACGGGCGAGATCGCGTCCTTTGCCGGTTACCCGGCGCAGCACGTCATTGAGTTGGGGTTTGGAGAGTATGTCAAGGTTCATGGTTACCTTTCAGAGAACAAGACCGAAAACCAGCAGCGCGTAAACCAGCGCAGCGGCAGCGAAGAACTGAAGAACAGCAAGTAACTGCTTAGCAAGGAAACATACCGTTCGGTATTGTTCCCGTCGACGCAGGGTGCGCGTAATTTCCTGGGCGGCGTTCATCGAGCCTCCATTGCAAACTGGAGATTTGCGTAACTAGAAGCCAACGACACCGTGTAGCCGAGTTTGCGGATGGTCGCCAGAGCCTGGGGCGTAAGGGTTTTGGTACCCGCAAGCTCGCATAAAAGCTTGGCTGTGTCATTAACCGGGTAAGCGGTCGGGCGACCGTAGACTTCGCGGATTTGGACAACGCATTCCATGATCAAACCTCGGCGTAGGGAAGGTTGTTAAACAGGTCAAGGTCAACGTCGAGCGAGACCCTTTCGGTCGGGCTGAGGGCGACGATGGCGCGAACGTGCGGGTCGGCAAGCTTCCCGGCAATATGCTCATGGAGCATCGAGAAGGTCACCGGGAAGCGAAGGTCACTGGGCAGGCTGCGAACAAAAGCTTCGCTGAGCATCCGGTTGTAGTTGCGCTTGATGCCGGTGATAGTTGCGGCAAGAAGCAATGGCTGGGTGAAATACTTGATTTTGCTCATGGTTCAGTCGGGAACTTTCATTGCGCCAAGTACCGTCAGCGCAGCGGTAGGACAGGGCGTCCGCACTTGCCCATCACGATGGGCAAGGTCTGAAACCCTGTTGCAGCCGGGTCAGAAGATCGGCTGGGTCCGGTGGATTCCGCTCGGGCAGGTCGTGCGCACTTTACGGTCGCGTTAGCACCCGGACTCTGGCGGCTTGGTCCGACCATCAGACCTATCGCCCACCAGGACATTCATCGGTCGCCTGGAACCTATCTCCCGGTCGTGTCGGTCGTGGGAGAGAACTACTAAAGAACGGAACCGACAGGAGAGAGTGTAGGGAGTAGTAATACTCTGAGTCAATACCTTGTGATAAGAATTGTTGTCAGAGTGTTGTTTTTTCACGATTCCTGAATGCTGACAATGACTTACAAGTCCCCACACTTTGTAGGGTTTTTCAAAACTGAAAGGTGAAAAGATGAAAAAAGTAATCCCCATGAAGAAGTACGCAGCCGGTGGCGCAGTAGGCAAGTTCAAGCCATGCGCTGCATGCAAGAACGTCGCAGCCTGCGCCAAGGCAGGCAAGTGCATGGCGCAAGGCATGAGGCGCGGCGGCATGGTCAAGGGCAAGAAGTGCTGAGTCATGGCTAAGGCTAAGTCCACGGTCAACAGCGCTGGGAACTACACCAAACCCGGCATGCGTAAGGCGCTGTTCGAGTCCATCAAGGGCAGGGCAGTGCAGGGCACCGCCGCGGGGCAGTGGAGCGCCCGTAAGGCGCAGTTGCTGGCGAAGCAGTACAAGGCGAAGGGCGGGGGCTACAAGTGAGAGCGCCCCAGAAGAGCCTGAAGGACTGGGGCGACCAGAAGTGGCGGACCAAGTCAGGCAAGCCGAGCAGCAAGACTGGGGAGCGGTATCTGCCGGAGGCGGCGATCAAGGCGCTGACCCCGGCTGAGTACGCCGCCACGACCAGGGCGAAGCGTGAGGGCAAAGCAAAGGGCAAACAGTTCGTCGCCCAACCGAAGAGTGTGGCAAAAAAGACCGCGGGGTATCGCTGATGATCTGGTCGACACTGAAGCGCTGGTGGGGGATGCTCACCAAGCCGAAAGGCACCACTGAGAGCGTACAGATAGAGCAGCGCAGCGCTGAGAATTCAAAAGCGCTCGACAGCGTTGTGATCAGCCTATCTCAACAGGTAATACCGCAAAACAAGCCCCCAGCGAAGAAACCCGCAGCTAAGCGGCGCAGGGCAGGGAAGAAGCAATGAACAGCGACAACAGCACCGAACAGCAGGAACAGCAAGAGCGCGCCCGGAAGCGGGAACAGGCAGCAGAGCGTCGTCGCCAGCGCAAGGAACAGGTGCAAGCCGAGGTACTGGCGGAAATCGTCCGCGGTGATGAAAACGCCCACCAACAGCTTAGGCTGGCACAACAGTTGGCAACAGCTGTCATAAATGGCAAGACAGAGGCTGTAGGGCAAAAACAAACCCAAAATCAACAGCCAAGCTTAGCACTGGCTAACAGCGCATCAACAGTTGTGCAGGGTAGGGGTAGACCCAGCGATTACACCGATGAAGAAGCAGACGTTATTTGCGCATGGATAGCAGAAGGCAGATCACTGCGCAGTTACTGTCGCCTGGAGCATCGTGGAATGGATACGGTATATCGATGGCTACGGGAAAGAAGAGATTTTCGAGAGCGCTACGCGCGCGCCCACGAAGACAGGGCAGATTCTCTGGCAGATGAGATCACTGATATTGCCGATGAGGTAGCCAGCGCCAGCATGGAGGAAATCCAGGCAGCGCGGCTGCGCGTGGACGCCAGGAAGTGGGTTGCCGCGAAGCTCAAGCCCACGAAATGGGGCGATTACCAAACCGACACCGCCAAAACAAACGTGGTATTCAACATCGGCATCGGTCGCACCCACGCCATCGCACCCACACCCCCGTCTAACCCATTGAAAGTATTAGAAAGTAGTTCCGACATATAGTCCGGTCTTCTATTTTGCAGCACGTCAGGCAGAACAGCCCCAGGACAGCTGTCCGACAGGGCGTAAACGCGCACGACGACGCATGCGGTGTCGCGGGCACCCCCGTGCGGACCCGCGGGCGCGCGACGCCGGGGCGCTGGGACCCCTATATATCCCCCTTCACACGCACTGGTCGCTTTTTTCAGTGCTTGGACACCCCCCGCATGGACCAAGACCCCCCCTGGTGGGTGGGGCATATGCTGTTCTGGCTATATTTTTGGGCTGATGCGCGGGAAACGGAGAATAAATATGCTTGATCGAGAGCTTGAAGGCTATTTGCGACAGTTCCCACCACTGTCTGAGGTGACGGTGTGCTACAGCAGCCCCGAAGCTCAGGCTATTGCCCCGTTTCTGGTGGTTATTTCTGGGTATGTGAGCCTGTATGGTGAGACTCACTACTATGAAACTGACTTTGATCTGCGCACTCTGGGGTCACATAAGGATTTAGAGCGTTTAGCATTGGTTTTAATGCGCTCAATTGAAGAGGCTGGCGAACATGTGTCGACTGTTCACTAATGAATGACCCAATTGGCGCTGTAAATTTCACGCCAGCCCTGGTTTCTAAAGATGGTGACCCGCATTTGGCGATGGCTTCAGTCAGGAACGTCTATATCAAGCAGATGTATTTCGTTAAACCTGGCGATAAGTTAGATGGACATAAGCATGTCCATGACCACGCGACGCTTTTGGCGTCCGGAGCCGTCGAAGTTACCGTTAATGGGGTAACAACGCCGTTCCGAGCGCCCAAAATAATTTGGATTGCCGCGGATTGCGAGCATATGATCGTAGCCACCAAAGCCCATACCGTTGCGTATTGCGTTCACGCAATTAGAAATGGTGATGGGGTGGACGACATCATCGACCCCGAGTCAATTCCTAATGGGACCCTCGGCTTTCACATGCCAGCCAATGCTAAATCTTTGTTGCGCAGCGACAAAGCATAGGAGGAAGCATGCTTGATATTCTCGGCGGCGGTTTGCTTGGCTCAATTTTTGGCGGATTTTTCCGCCTTGCCCCAGAAGTTCTGAAATGGCTGGACAAGAAAAGCGAGCGGGAACACGAACTGTCGATGTTCAAGTTCCAGTGCGAACTAGAGGCTCAGCGCGGACAACAGAAACTTGCTGAGATCGGCGCCATGCACGACGCCGCCATAGACTCTGGTGTGTTGCAAGCTCTGAACTCAGCCATCAAGCAACAGTCTGAAATGGTCAAGGTTGCTGGTGGGTGGGTTGCAAGCTTGTCAGCCAGCGTCCGCCCAGTAGTTACTTACTGGGTCTTGTTCGTCTGGTCTCTCGCCCACCTATGGTTTTGCTGGATGTCCTACCGCGTCGGCATGGACCCCATTGACGTATTCAAACTGATTATGTCGGCTGACTTTGCAGCCTTGGTATCAGGGACACTTAACTACTGGTTCCTGGATCGCACCCTCGCAAGAAGGGGGCTTTGATGCTAGAGGCGATCAGTATCACTGCTGATCTGTGCAAGAAATTTGAGGGCTTCAGAGCCAAGCCATACCTGTGTCCCGCTGGTGTGCCCACCATCGGGTTCGGCTCCACATACTACGAGAACGGTAACAAGGTTGAACTCAGTCATGCGCCGATGTCCGAAGACAGGGCAGAACAGCTTCTTTTATTTGAGTTGAACCACACTTACTTTCCCGGAGTAATTCGTCAATGTCCCAGCATCCTTACAGAGTCCCAAGGTCGGATAGCGGCAATAGTGGACTTTGCCTACAACCTGGGGATCGGAAGACTTCAAAGCTCGACGCTGCGCCGCAAGGTGAATTCAAAAGACTGGGACGGGGTCAAGGAGCAGCTGATGCTCTGGACCAGAGGAGGCGGGAAAGTTCTGCCGGGTCTTATAAAGCGGAGGTCCGCAGAGGTGCGCCTAATTTAAAACAGGCAAGGTATCCCGAATACAACTCGGCAACCGACGGAAACATTTTTGTATGGATTCAATCTGCTGTAGCCCAGTATCGTGCGCAGCAAGAAAATGAACTGTCTATGAGACCAAAAAGGAAAATAATTGCGCCGGAAATTTTTGACCCCCGAGCCAAATGAATGTTAATTACATAGCCCCAGGTCCGGTGTGTGAACAGTTCCACCAGGACAATTCGTTTGTCCGTGGACTCATGGGACCAGTTGGCTCTGGAAAATCCACGGCTTGTTGCTTTGAGATTCTTAGCCGAGCCATAGAGCAGCAGCCAGGAAGCGATGGGGTGCGCCGTTCGCGCTGGGCTGTCTGTCGCAATACCTACCCTGAACTCAAGTCCACCACGATCAAAACCTGGATGGACTGGTATCAGGACCTGGCGGTAATGAAGTGGGATACACCAATTACCAGCAACATCAATATCGCCAACATTGGCGACGGCACGGGACTTGAGCTTGAGGTCATATTCATGGCGCTTGATCGCTCTGATGATGTCGGCAAGCTGAGGTCCTTAGAGCTAACGGGCGGCTGGATGAACGAGGCGTCCGAAATGGAAAAAGCTGTTCTCGACATGCTGACTCAGCGTGTTGGTCGGTTCCCGTCAAAGCGCAATGGCGGTCCTACTTGGACTGGTGTCATTATGGATACCAACCCGCCTGACGACGATAGCTGGTGGTACAAGCTGGCTGAAGAAGAGCGCCCAGAAATCTTCCGGTTCTTTAAACAGCCCGGTGGTCTTGTTCAAGATATAGACCCCAAGTCGCCCACGCATTTGAAGTATGTGCCCAACCCAGAGGCTGAGAACATTGTTAATCACAGCCTGGGCTATCAGTACTATCTGAATCAGCTGTACGGAAAAAACGAAGACTGGATCAGAGTATTTCTGCTGGGTCGGTATGGCACAACGATGGACGGCAAGGCTGTCTATCCAGAATGGTCCGAGAAGATTCATCTCTCAGAGTATGAGCTAACCCCGGTTCAGGGCATGCCGATACTGGCTGCATTTGATTTCGGGCTGACCCCGGCTTGCGCGTTCCTGCAAATGAACAGTCGAGGACAGCTGTTGGTTCTTAAAGAGTTTGTCTCCGAAGACATGGGCATCCGGCAGTTCTACTCAGAAGTCGTTCGCCCGGTTATCCGCGGCGAGTACAGCAAGCATCGAGTTGAAGCTGTTGGCGATCCGGCTGGGAATATGCGCAGCCAGACCGATGAGAAGACCTGTATGCAGGAACTGATGGAGCTAGGGATTCTTTGCGAGCCAGCCCCAACGAATGAGTTTGTTGCTCGGCGCGAATCGGTTGCGTTCTTCTTACAAAGACTATCCGGTGGCGAACCAGGTTTCGTTGTTGACCCTAGTTGCAAAATGCTCAGGAAAGGTTTTAACGGCGGGTACAGATATGAGCGCTTGCGTGTTTCTGGCGGTGCGCGATTCAAAGATCGCCCAGTAAAAGATAAGTTTTCACACATTCACGATGCCTTGCAATACGGCTGTCTCCAAATGAGGTCCGAACTGAACCCAGTCAGAGCCAAGACGATTGCGCATAGCCCGATGGCTGCTGGCTACGTTTAAGGATCACTATGGCACTTGAATCATTACGACTTAAAAATGCCGCCGAGGCAGAACAAATAAAGCCTGAGCCAGCAATTCTTTCTTTGTCAGCCTATCTTGATCGCTGCTATTCAGAAGCCAAGTCAGCGAAGACTGATATATCAGAACGTCTGCTGGCTTGTGAGCGTCAACGTCGTGGCGAATACGATCCAGAAAAGTTGGCTTTGATTCGACAAACCGGCGGATCAGACATTTTTATGATGCTGACTGATGTCAAGTGTCGTGCGTCGGAGTCGTGGATTAAGGATGTCATGCTTGCGTCTGGTGGACAGACGTGGTCGCTCCAAGCTACTCCAGAACCATCTTTGCCAAGCGATGTACGCGAGGGCATTATCGAGACCGTGGTTATGGAAGCCGATCAGGTTTCTCAGCGCGGCATGGCTATTGATCCCAGAGCCATTGATATGCGCATGACTGAGTTATACGACTCAGTGCAGAAGGCGATTTCTAAAAAGGCGAACGACGCAGCAATGCGCATGGAACGCCGGATGAATGACAAGCTGGTGGAAGCTGGCTGGCAAGAAACCTTGAGTGAGGTCATCTATGACTTTGTGACCTTTCCTTGCGCCATTGTTAAAGGTCCGGTCATCAAACGTAAAAAGGCGATGACTTGGGGCAAGGGTTGGAAGCCCGAGGTTACCGAGGACATCAAAGAATGTTTTGAGCGGGTTTCCCCTTATGACATTTTCCCGTCCCCGAACGCTGTTACTACTCAGGACGGCTACATCATCCAGCGTCATCAGCTAACTAGGGCTGATCTGTCCAAGATGATTGGCGCTCCCGGTTACCGCGATGACCAGATCGAGCAAGCCCTTGACGCCTACGGCAATGGCGGGCTGCGCAATCTTGAGCAGTCAGATACCGAGCGCAACACACTTGAGGGTCGAGCCAACGTGCTGGTTGGCACCGAGATCATTGAAGCTATTGAGTTCTGGGGTTCGGTCTCTGGATACATGCTCAAGGACTGGGGCGTTACTGACGTTGAGGAAAACAAGGAATATGAAGTCAACTGCTGGAAGGTCGGTAGCTACACCATCAAAGCAATAAAAAACCCAGACCCACTGGGTCGACGCCCCTACAGTAAGGCATGCTGGGAAAGCATCCCTGGGGCATTTTGGGGCGTAGCTTTAGCAGAGGTGATGCGCGATACCCAGACGATCTGTAACGGTGCGGCGCGCGCCTTATCAAACAACATGGGTATCGCTTCTGGTCCACAGGTGGAGGTCACGGTTGATCGATTGCCAGCCGGTGAAGATTTAACCAGCATGTATCCCTGGAAGATATGGCAAACAACCAGTGATCGAACGGGGGGCGGTCAGCCAGCAGTTAGGTTCTATCAGCCAAACATGAATGCAGATACGTTAATGAACGTAATGCAATATTTCCAAAAAGTTGCAGACGAAGTCACTGGAGTCCCAAACTATGTCTACGGTAGTTCTAATGTTTCTGGCGCTGGGCGTACTGCTTCTGGACTTTCTATGCTTATGGAGAATGCGTCAAAGGGAATCAAGCAAGCAATTCTGAGCCTGGATAAAGCCACCAGTGAAATGCTTAAACGCTTTTACGATCACTTGATGATTTACGACGACGACAATAGCATCAAGGGTGATATGCAAATCATAGCGTCAGGTGTTGTTGGGACTCTGCTGAAAGAAACCCAGCAGCAGCGTCGCAATGAGTTTATGCAGCTAACTGCAAACGCAATTGACATGCAGATCATTGGACCGGCTGGTCGTGCAGAACTGCTGCGCGAAACTGCTAAGTCCTTGAACATGGACGTAGACAAAATTGTTCCAAAGCCTGAAGAAATTCTGATGGCTCAACGTGCTTCCCAGGAAGCCGAGGCGGCTGCTCAGCAAGTGCCAGCAGAAATGCAAGCACCAGACCCTGCACAAATGCAGCCCCAGCAACCACAGTAACCGGAGAAAAAAATGGCAAAACTTACATCGTTTGCAACAGGCGTTGGTTCTGGCTACCTGGCTGGTGAGCGGTTAAAGAAAACCGAGGCGCGTCAGAAGCGCCAGGACGACATCCTGGAAAAGTATCTGACCAGCGGCGATGCGTCGATGAAGAAAGACCCGATGTCCAGCACCACGTTCGACCCCGAGACGGGTGGCACGATGGATATGCTAACGGGCAAGGTCACCTATTACCCAGACGACCTTCAAGCCCTGGAAGAACGAAAGCGTATTCGCGGTATGGCAAACGGCGGCATGGTCCAGCCGATGCCCCAGCACTTGGACAAAATGTCTTGGCAGCGCCAAACATTTAAGAAGTGACAGATCAAAAAACTCTCGAAGTGCTTGATCGTCTGAAGCGGGAATCAGACTTTCAAAAGTTCGTGGAGTATCTATTCAGGGAACGCGAAGCAAAGCGTGAAGACTTGGAGTCGGCTACTGCCGCAGTGCAAAGCCACAAGCTCCAGGGCTACTGCTTAGCCTTATCGGACCTGATAAAGCTGTGTTCACCTGAACACAAGTAACCGCCGGGAAACCGGCATCAACCCGCCCTGAATTCCAGTCGAGTAGGCAGAGACTCCTAAGAGGCTCTCTTGCGCGCGGGACATGGCTCAGAGGAATATTTAAATGCCAAGACTACCTAAAGCAGTGGAGAAGCAAGCCGAGCTTGCGGATCAAATCTACCAACAAGTCTATGGGACACCGGATACCACAACCCCGGCTCCCGCTCCGTCGCAACCAGCAACAGCTGAACAAGCGGACCCACAACCGGAAGCAGCACCAGCAAGCGCTCCTGAACAGGAACTCGCTAAGCCGGAAGAGCAACCGCAAACCCAAGAGAAACCACCCGATGAAGGCGGCGATCTGGATCACTGGCGTCAACGCGCCAAGGTCGCAGAAGGTCGTCTTACCAAAGAGCAGCCGCGCATGGCGCAGACAATCCGAGAACTCAAGGATCAACTGTCTGATGCCAATTCTAAAATCGCAGCGCTTGAGGCGGCTCAGTCTAGCCCAGCACCCTCGCCCATTAAGCCGGAAGAGGTTGAGCAGTATGGCGCTGAGTTCATCGACATGGTTAAGCGCGTAGCCCGCGCTGAGTCTCCTGGCATCGATGGGAACGTGAAAAAACAGCTTGAGCAAGTTACGGCGCAGCAGCGTCAGGTAGCGCGTCAACAGTTCTTTGAAACCCTGAACAGAGACGCTCCGCAGTGGGAACAGCTAAACACCGATCAAAACTTCCTTGACCACCTAAGTGGGCTTGATCCGTACACGGGTCGACCCCGCCAGGAAATTTTTGACGACGCTTACGAGAAGCTCGATGCATGGCGCATCGCCAACTTCTTCAATGCTTATGAACAGTCGCGGCAAAAAAACCCCGAGCCAGACAAAGCCCCTAGCAGGGCGGATCAGGTGGTGCCAAACGTAAGTCGTGCAGGCACACCGCCACCCCCTGCAAAAAAGATGTGGACTACGAATGAAGTCGCCCGTTTTTATGCGGATGTCCGTCGTGGTGCTATCAACGAGGCTGATGCGGCTCGGATTGAACAGGACATATTTGCCGCTCAATCTGAAGGACGTTTGCGTTAAAACAATACCGTTTGACGCTAATCATCATCAATCAGGAGGGCGGCAAGACATTTAACTAAGGAAATTAAAATGTCTATTACCGTCAATTCTGGCTACTACGGTAGCGGTACTACCGATCAATACACTGGAAAGTTCATTCCCCAGATTTGGTCGGGCAAGCTCCAGGTCAAGTTTTACGCTTCGACCGTTTTGTCTTCCATCACCAACAACAGCTGGGAAGGCGAAATCAAAGACCAAGGCGACAAGGTCGAGATTCGCACCATCCCGTCGATCACCATCTCTTCTTACTCTAAGGGTCAGAGCCTGAGTTCTCAGGTTCCTACCGGCGGCGTGGTGGAGTTGCTGATCGATCAGGGCAAGTACTTCCAAGTTGTGGTTGACGATGTGGATGATGTCCAGTCTGACCTCAAGCTGATGGACATCTTTACCAACGATGCTGCACAGCAAATGAAGATTGCCGTTGACACTGACGTGTTGGCTGGCATGAAGAACGCTGCTGCTGCCTCTAACCAAGGTGCTGCTGCTGGCGCTCTGTCCGGCAACATCAACCTGGGTGACGGCAACGCCACTGGTGGTCTGACCGGCGTGAAGCTGACTAAGAACAACGTCATCGACAAGATTGTCGAAATGAACCAAGTTCTGAACGAAGCCAACGTGCCTGAGCAAGGTCGCTGGATGGTCATCCCTGCATGGATGGGTTCCCTGATCAAGACCTCTGATCTGAAGGACGCTTCCATCACTGGTGACCAGGCATCGCCCCTGCGCAACGGTCGTATCGGTACCGTTGACAACACCACCTTGTTCGTGTCGAACCTGTTGCCCAGCGCAACTGGGGCAGCGCGCGAGTCTGGTGACGCTGGTGCTGGCACTGTTAAGGGTACCTACGTCTACATGGGCACCTCTGACGCCGTGACCTTTGCTTCGCAAATTACCAAGGTTGAGTCGCTGCGTTCACAAACCACGTTCGGTAATCTCGTCCGTGGCTTGAATGTATTCGGCTTTAAGGTAATCAAGCCTGAAGCTCTGGTGGAAGGCTTTTTCTACAACTGATGAGGTTGGGGCGGGTCGGGCAACCGGCTCGCCTTTTTCAATGCTGCTAAGACACAAACGAAACGGCAACATTTATGCGTATGCCAAGGTCCTCATGGACAGTGGCGATTACGAAATCTTTGAAGAGCCAAAGCCAATAAAGGCTCAGCCTAAGCTCGCAAAGGTTGTGCGTCGCACAAGAGAATCTACCTCAAAAATCGGAGAGCCACATGGCACAGACACCCAATGACATACTCATTCGGGCTGGAGACATTCTTCAGGACCAGACCAACGTCCGTTGGGTACAAGCCGAGTTGCTCCGCTATTTAAATGACGGGCGGCGTGAACTTGCGATTCATCGACCTGATATTTATTCGTCTACCTTTGTACATACATTGATCGCCGGGTCTTATCAAAGCATCCCGACGGATGGAAATCGATTCTTAGATGCGGTTCGCAACATATCCGCCACTAATGTGGTGGGTCGAGCAGTGCGTGTGGTTGAGAGAGAAATTCTCGATGCGCAATCTCCCGATTGGCATACTGAGGCTGCGTCTACTGCTATCAGGCACTTCATGTTTGATGAGCGCAGCCCGAAGACGTTTTATGTTTATCCGCCAGCGGCTGCTGGGCACAAGCTTGAGATCGTGTACTCAAGGTCTCCAGTAGATATTGCTACTTCAGACTTGTCATCGACATCAATCTTGGCGAGCGAAGACATTTATTCTGGTGTGCTGTTGGACTACATACTCTATCGCGCCTTCTCGAAGGACAGTGAATACGCGGGCAACATGCAGCGCGCCAGTCTTCATTACCAAATGTTTACCACTTCTCTTGGTATTGGCAACCGTAAGCGTTACGCAACTTCGCCCAACACCGCCAACAACGATGGCGTTCCGTCTCGTGCTACCTCACTCGATACGGTTTAATCATGGCGACGATTAGCGATTTTTATCCCTACATCTTTCCTGAAGTTCCTGGCTGTCCTGACTTCTCAGTAGATGTCGCGGTACGCGCTGCGTTGGTTGAGTTTTGTGAGAAGTCGCTGATCATTCAGCGCGACCACGATCCAATCACCGTGGTCAAAGGAATCATTGATTACGACTTAGAGCCACCAAACAATCAGCTTGTTTCTAAGGTGATGAAGGCTTGGTACAAAAATGTTGAGCTAGAGGCGATTTCGCCTGACAACGTAGACCAGTCTTTAATCTATAACTCTATGTTCACCGGCGCGAGCGTTCCATATGCCGAACCTAGAGCGTATCTACAGAAGGATGAAAGGACTATAACCATTTATCCGTTCCCTAAAGACGCTGCTGCTAACGCGCTGACACTTCGGGTGGCGCTGAAGCCAACTCGTAAAGCAGACGTTGTAGAAGATGTCCTGTACGAAGACTATGCAGAAATCGTAGCCAATGGAGCCAAGGTGCGCTTGTTCAGCATGTCAGGCAAGAGTTGGACCAATGGACCCGCCGCGGCGTTTTCCCTGACTCGATTTAATGAGGGAATAAATCTGGCTCGAACAAGAGCCATGACTGGCGGCACCCGAGGCGAAGTTCGTGTACGGCTAACTGGAGTGTGACGATATGGCTGAGTCAAAGAAAGACCCAAGGCTGGCTCGCGCTGGTGTTTCTGGATTTAATCAGCCCAAACGTACACCTGGTCACCCGACTAAGAGCCATGTTGTTGTTGCAAAAAGTGGGGATCAAGTTAAGACGATCCGGTTCGGGCAGCAGGGTGTGTCCGGTAGCCCAAAGAAGAGCGGTGAGTCTGACGCCTACCGCAACCGACGCGAATCATTTCAAGCTCGACATGCTTCAAATATTGCAAAGGGAAAACTAAGTGCTGCCTACTGGGCAAATAAAGTCAAGTGGTGAATCATGGCAACAAAAATTAAATTAGTTCAGGGCGACACCAAGCCACAAATCAAATGCGTGATCACCGATGAGAACACCGGCTCGATCATCAACCTTGCTGGCTCAACTGTTCTTCTGAAGTTTAGAGCCGCCGGTTCTTCAGCTATCTTGTTTAACCTCACAGGATTTCTTCAGGCTGGCTTAGAGGCTGCTGATGGCAGCATTACGCTGGCTGCGCCTGGGGAGCAATATGAAGTTGCCGGTAGTGGTGGTCGCGTAGCTTTTCAATTCAACACCGGCAACCTGAACGTCGATCCAGGGTTGTATGAAGGCGAGATTGAAATTACTTTTACTGGACCCGCTGGGGGCGTACAAACTGTTTTTACACCCCTGAAGTTTCAAGTGAGAGCGCAGTTCTAAATGGCGCGCGACCCTAAAGCCCAGCGCCTGAAGGCTTTAGCGACTTACCAAGTTCTTAAAGCTCAGGCAAAAGCCGCTCTTGGTGAAGCTGCTGTCGCGCAGCAAAGCGTTATTGATGCAATTGCCAGGACTGCTGTACTTGCATCTGCAAGCAAGCAAAACGCAATAACAGCGTCAATAAAGTCAACGCTGCTTGAGGCGACAGCTGTTGAAACAGGGATGTTCTTTTTCCTGTTCCAGTTGGATGACCAGGCATTAACGTCGGACGCTCAGTTTCTGGACGTGTCGAAAGGAATTCTCGACAAGGAAGTTTTGGCTGTCGACCTTGCCTTGCGATCTTTTGGCAAGACCCTGGCGGATCAGTTCCTGATTTCTGACCAGTCGCTCAACTCTTTCGGCAAGAGCCTCAACGATCCCGTTGGAGCCTCTGAAGAATCCGTAACGGCTTTTTCCAAGCGATCTTTGGACATCGCAGCAACCAGCGACAACAGGCTGTTTGATGTTGCCAAACCTGTCGAGGATCAGTTTGATATTGCTGACTTAACCATCCTTGGGTTTGGAAAGCGCATTGAGAACTATTCTCAGGTCGTGGATGCTTTCGACAGGGTAGTGTCATACGTCCGGTTCTTTACAGATAGTGCTGATGCAACGGACGAAGTCAACGCTTTATTGTTGACCGACGACGGTCAGGTGATGGCGATTAACAAAGGTGTAATCGACTACACGTCGACGAGCGATGGGTTAATCACGTTTGCGCTGTCCAAGTCGTTATCTGACCAGTCTCTGGCTACAGACTTAAAAGTTTTCAGCTTGGACAAGCCTTTTGCTGACTTGGCATCGACTAACGATCAGTCAGTGTCCAGCATCGAGAAGTCCCGCGACGATGTTTTTGTTGCCCAAGATCAGCGTCAGGCGTTTGTTGAGAAGTCCCTGACCGACTCAACGACAGCAACAGAATTACTGTTAAACAGCGTTGATAAGCTGTTGACGGAAAACGCCTCATTCGACGACAGTCAAGTTTTTGACTTTGATAGTCAACAATTTTCGGTTGCCCAGTCTTTAGACAGCACGGTACAACAGCTTGATAAACAGCTGTCCGATAGCGTTGACGCCACAGACGATATTAGCCACACGGTTGGAGCAGATGACCAGCAAGTTGCTGACTTCACAAAAGATCGGGCTGATCTGTTTTCCGCAAGTGACGTAGCGGTATCGGCGTTTAACAAACAGTCTTCAGACCTGGCTGTTTCTTCTGACAGCAAGTTTTACAACCTGTCTACTGTTAAAACAGATACCGCCATATCTGTTGACTTTAGGTTCTACTTTTTGGCACG